GCTCCTGTTAAGGCCCCTTCTAAGAAGGTTGCTGCTCCTCAGCAGTAATTTTAATTAAGGTTTAGCTTGTGGTGCAGCAGGCGCAGGTCCGGCAGCGGGTGCTGCGCCTCCACCACCTCCCCCTCCGCCATCGCATGGTCCCGCTCCTCCTCCTTGACCACAAATGCGAATTTCCCCTGCCAAAGACCTAGGGGTTGGGTCTTTTGGGCTTGGTTTTGGCTTTTGGGGTGGATTGTCTCTTGGACCCGGTTTGAATGGATGACCTTTTCCTTTGCTGGAATACATTTCTTCTATTTGATTTAGCCAGTTCTTGAAATTCATGTTATATTTACGCTAACTTAACATAAATAATATAAACTTTTTATCTTAGGAATTGCATGAGCGAATCATTTCATGAATATGTTAACAACAGAGAAGATCGTCATTTGTTTGAACAAACTGACATTCCTATGAAGTTGATTACAGAAGCGATTGTGAGCGAAGGATTAAAGTATCACTTGGAAAATAATTTATCCCTTTCCAACACCGTGTTCCGATATGGAAGCGAAGCGTATTATACTTTGGTCAACGAAGTTCGTGATCTTTATCGCAATAGACTTATAGAAATCAATGCTCATGATAAGTTTTTCATAGATACGGATTTGGGATGTGAAGCTGTTTATCATGGTCAGAGTGTAAAGCTTGATAGTCCTATGCGTTCATCTGGTCCTAAAAAGTATCAGGTTTTTGTGAACTCTGGCAGGAAAAATGCTCAAGGTGAAACGATTGCCAAAAAGGTTACATTTGGATACAGAGGTCTTAGTGTAAAAAATTACTCCGATGCAAGAAGAAAATCATTTCTTGCAAGACATAAATGCAATGAAAAGAAAGATAGGACAACTCCCGGTTATTGGGCTTGCAATGTAGGCAGATATGCTAAGAAATTAGGTTTGAGTTCATCAAAGAGATGGTAGACAACAGTCACATTCCAGCAAAACAAGAAATCAATGATGGTGTCATTTATCGTTGTTTCAGCAAAGATGTTGATTCAGACGAGTTGAAATGGCATTGGGATGAAAAAGATCGTTTGGTTAAAGTCTTAAATGAAAATGATTGGCTATATCAATCAGATAACAATTTTCCAATTGTTTTGAAAAAAAATACAGAAATTTTCATTAAAGCTGGAGAATGGCACAGGGTAATTAAAGGATCGACTGATTTGGAAGTTTGTGTTATTGAAAGTTAGTTGCGACTAGGGATAATTTCCTCACATGAATCAAATAATCCTTTAACCGTATATTGTATTCTTTTATTTTCTATATCATCTTTACTGATAATTTCAGATAGAATAAAATCGTGAAATATACATTTACTTTTTCCTTCTTGAATAATGACGCAGAATTTTTTTGATATAAGATTTACACTAGATAATTTATCAATGGCGAATTTATCATCAAAGCACATTGTGAGATTCTCTTCTGGGCATTCAGAAGGGAGTTTGGTATCGTATTTAATTAACTTAAACTCTGGTAAAATAATTTCCCAAGTGGCAGAAAGATGCCACTTAGCCGTTGTGTGAAAAAGTTCTCTTTGAAATGTCATCATGAGGAGACTATAAAAAATTATTCGTAAAATTGCAACATGCAAGTTGGTATTTTTGGTGCAACATACTTTAGAAACTCAAATGCGCCCTTGTTTGAAAAGACTATTTCATTCCTGTCTCTTGCTGTGCGTACTTCACAGTCGCAATCCAAAGAATTAAAATAATTTGCTATAACTTGACTGCCTTCTGCTCCAAACTTATGAGTTCTGAGGTAAGATTTTCTTTTGCTTTTTTTGCCAGCATCGAGAAACCAAGTCATCCATGCCTCATCTGATAAAATGTCGAGCATTTCTTTTGTGATGATCTTTTTCCCGTCCTTGTAAAAAATCCTGTAAACTTGGTTGAAAACAGGATAGGCTATGCTATAGCAGCGGAATGTATTTTTGTCTTTTTTAACAGTTTGATCATCAATTTTGAAAAAATCAGACAAAACTTCAATTTTATAATCTAGCCAAAGTTTGTTGCTATCCCTCATAGCAAGGTAGCAGTTTTTACCCCTATCGGGTTTGATTATGGAAGAACCACCCAATATTGTTCCGTACAGAGTTTGTTTCTGCGATTCCTTAAGTTGAGGTCCAGATTGGTATGTCATAATTTACCTCTAATTATATACTTTTTTCGCAAGATTTTTTCCGAAAAATGATTATAAGTTTCAACAAAATAAAGCAGCAACAATAAATATAATGTTCTTTTCTTTATAAGGAGAAATATAAATGGCAGCTACAACTACACAAGGGACCGGACCCGGTTCCGCTTCCAATATTAAGCCATTGATTATCAATGGTGCTGTAAAAACATTAAATCTCGGACCTGATGCTGTTTTGGAATCAATTTCAGGCGAAAGAAAACTCTTGAGCGTGACTGCAAGCACAGTATCTTTGACGGCATCTGACAATGCTGGCAAAGTTGTTGTTCTTAACAGGGCTGCTGGCGTAACAGTAACCCTTCCAGCTTCTGTTGGCAACGGTGATGTTTACACAATCGTTGTTGGCACAACTGTGGCTTCAAATGATGATATCATTAAGGTTGCCAATACATCTGACAGTTTTGTTGGTCGTGCGATTGCTTGCGCCGATGGCGGCAGCACTGTTAATGGCTGGGAAGTTACATCTGGCGATGACACCATTACCTTGAATGGTGGAACAAAGGGTGGTTATGCTGGCGATACCATTCAAATTATGGATATCGGCAACAACAAGTTCGTTGTCAATGCTTTCCTCAATCAGACTGCTTCCGAAGCTAGTCCGTTCAGCGCAACAGTATAAAAACGAGGTATTATGGGGGCTACGACCACAGAAGGTACAGGTCCGGGGATTGCAAGAAGAGACACCAAGGGAAGACTATCCCTTGGTGTCTCTTCTTTAATTGGTCCCAAAATAGTTGCATCTGGGATCACAACTTTGAATGGCACATCTGAATATATTTACATACCTCAACAGATTGGATTAGTTAGCGATTACTGCGTTATTTTAACAAACAACTCTTCTAATCATCCATACATTTCAAACGCTTTGTTGCCCATTTCTGGGTCAAATGAATGGAGATTCCAGATAACTGCTGGAAATAATGATGTCGTTCACTATCTTGTAGTTAAAATAGGTTAAGGAAAAATTCAAAATTTTTTAATGCAACAAAAAAAATGTAAAAAATGCAAATTTGATAAGCCTATAGAATCATTTAGAATTTGCCGTTTGTATAAAGGAATGGAGCAAGGCAGTTATAGGCGATCTGAATGTATTGATTGTGAGAAAAAAAGTTCTGATCAATTGAGAAAAATAAAACACACTGTTCCAGAAAAGCCTAAAAAGTGTGATTGTTGTCAAGAAATTACTGAAAATTTTGTTCCAGATCACAATCATGAAACTGGTAATTTTCGTGGTTGGTTATGCAGGAATTGTAATCAGGGAATTGGTAAATTAGGTGATAACTTAGAAGGATTGTTGAGGGCTGTGAGTTACATTATGAAAAACGATTTTACTCATCGTCCTTTGGTTTGAAGAATTTAATGTTTTTATCGGCCCATTCTATTGCCATGTGGGCTCCTCTGTTGAGAAGTCCTACAAGTTGAGTTGGGTTTCCGCTTCCTTCAATTGCGATGTTATCTCTTTCTGCGTTTTCGATCCAAACAAGTGCAAAAACAAGGCCATTTCTTTGTTTAAGTTCTGATGCCATTTGTCTTATTGTAAGAAGTGACATGTCTGGAAGTCCTAATTCCTTTTGTTTGGCTTTTTTTAGGTCTCCATTTGATTCAAGAACATTAGCCAGTTTCTTTTGAAGCATTTTGATTGTTTCAAATTTTTTTGTTTGTTCTATAACAATTTGATATGAAAAATCTTTTGGGTCACTTTGATTTGCAAGAACGAGCAAATTACAAGGGTAGTTTTCTTTTATTTCCGTTATTTGTACAGATAGTGCTGTAAGGGTTGCTTCTTTATTAATTTTGAAGTGAATCCAAGAATATTCCGTACTAGTGTCGATTATTGATATTCCCTCATATTTATTGAGAGTCTTTACAAGAGACTCGAATTCCTTTTCCATTAATCCTCCAAAATTCCATTATTGTCTAGAGAACGCACAAGTTGCATAAGATGTTTGCACATTCCCGGTAATTTACGAGGATTCGCAGAACCGGGATTTATTTTCGCTTCGTACTTTCTTTTCTTTCTGCCATACAAAGATCGGTCGATATGATCTTCGTAGTTGAAGCGCCAATAAAAATCTTGACACCCGCAACGAAGAACAACATCCTGATTTGTATTCAGTCTTTCAAAAAAATACTTGCTTCCATTACTTGTGGATAACTCGGCCAAATGTGGATTTTTAGAATCGTAATACCTCACATTCTTGAAAAGAATCATAGGGTTATATTCTGTACCTTTTAGCTCATTCCTTGCCAAGCCTTTCACAAATAAAGTTCTAACACCTAGGAATGGAACGAATGATAAATTTGTAATACTTATTTCGTTAACCGAATTTTGCCTTTTCCTTGTGTTTGGAAAGGCATTTACGGCACTCGTATACAATCCTTGTAGGCTTGATTCATTGAGTTCGAGCCAATTGTGGAACTTCATACATATATTTATCGGATATTCAAATTTTTCATTCAAAGTAAACTAATATATCCATAGATTTTCGGCAATCTGTAAAAAATGACGAAGTGATTTATGTCAGACAATAATCAAGATAACCTTCCAGACAAATCGTCACTAGCTGACGAGGATTTTATTGCATTTGACATGAAGCGTTTTGAGGTCAGGACTCGCCCAGCAAAGGGAGGAGGCTTAGAGAACGCCATTTTCATTGGAGGAGAGTTGCTTGATTGGACTGTTGATCTAAACAGTCTAATGGAAGCAGCAAAAATGGGGCCTCAATATATTCGTGAAGTTCAAAAGGATATAGAAAAACACTTTGCCAATTCTGTTTCTGATTTCCTCGGCAGGAAGGTTACAATTGAGGAAATCCAAAAAGCCACCAAAACTGGTTGGATTTAATTTCATTTGATTTTTAACCCTGATGGGAGGTGATTCAGCTTAAAAAATCAAATGAAATAGAAAAGGGCTGTTAGGTTGTTCCTAACAGCCCTTTTTTTTTAGTTCAACCAAGTTTTCTTAGGATCGTTCATTCTACCAAAAATTGATTCAAGAAATTTTTTGTCTTTATTTTGAATTTTTGAACTTTCTCCAGTCACTCCGCTATACATGCTTTCCTCTTCTTCTTTTTGTCTTGCAAGTTTAGCAGCATCTTGAGCAGATTTTTGCGCCAAAGCTGATTGAAAAGGAGTGCGTCCAGTAGGAGCAGTAGGAGCAGTAGGAGCAGTAGGGGCTACAGGAGAAGTAGGTTTTGGTTGCGCTTGTTGCTTTTTAAGTTCTTGCATGCCTTTTTCCCAAGAACTCAATGGCTTTTCTGGTTGTGCAGCGGCAACTGGTTGTGCGGCTTGCTGCTCAATTTCCTTTGCAACTTTTTGCCTTGTTTGCTGTCCAAATTTCATGTGTTGCTTTAATGCTGTTGCAAACTGAGCAAATTCTTCTGTAGGCAGAACACCATGTCTAGCCAAAATATTTTCATACGCACTTAGCTTATCTTGAACACTCTTAATGATTGGCTCATCACGCTTTTGATCCCAAAGTTCTTGAGAAACATCTCCACCTTGGTATCCTCGACCAGCAAACCAGTTTGTCAGATTAGTTTTTTGACGACCCAACCAGTCGCCAACTGCCCTGAAAAGGCTTTCATCGATTCTTCCCCTCAATGTTCTGTGATAAGATTCAATAACATCATCAGGATTGATTCCATTGCTCATGAAATCAACAATGTGGCTTCTTATTTCATTGAAATTTCTTACTTTTTCGCCTGAAAAAACACAATTTCTAATGTATGGATTTTGAATTGATTCTCTTTTAGGTGCGCTTGTAGTAAAGGCATCAGATGGTTCTGGCACAGTCAGAATAGGTGATTTTGATTGTTGACTGAATTGATAAGGAGTTGACACACCTGCAAATGTTGGATCTTCTATGTTATATGTACTTGGATCAGCTTCTGGAACACTAGATGGCTCGCCTTGTCGGCGGCGTGTTTGGAATTCTGGTCTATTTTCAGGATTTGCCTCGGGGGCAAGATCTTGTCCGGTTTCATCGCCAGTTTCATATTTAGGTTCAGACATTGGTTTTTGGAAATCGCCAAAATAATTCTTAAACTCTGGATGATCGTATTGTCCTTGTGGTTGTTGTGAGTTAAATCTCAAACTAGTGATAAGTTCAAGAATGTCATGGCTGAATCCTGAAGACGAGAATATCTTTTGCATATAAGCAGAACTTTGATAACGATTTGAAAGATCGCTTAATGCCTGCTGCAACTCCATGGTTGCTCTTTGAATTTCTCTGTCACTATTCTGTTCTTCAATAACCCAAACACTGAATGATTCTTGGAAATATTCGTTGTTGGACAACCAACTTACAAATCTCTTCGGGCTTACACCATTGAGTGCCAATAGATGCATGGCTTCTTTAACAAGTTCCATGTTTTTTAATGTTGTTCTTGATGGTCTAATCATAATACCTCTTTCATTCAGGTAGCTTATATTTATATTTTTGCAAGTCCATTTTAACAAATGGTAACTTTGGCAATTCTCTCTTTTCTGTATATATTGGCTCCAAACCATTATCTAGTTCTTCGTTCCAATTTTTGAGCATTTTTATGTCGGTGAAATAAGATTGATGGTTCATCAGTTGTTCTTTGTGCTTTCTAATAGCCCTACACACTCCGATTACCTTGAGATCATCATTTTGAAACAAAGGTCCACCACTGTCTCCAACCATACAATATGCATTTGTTCTAATAAGACCTTTGAATATATTTGGGTTGTATGTCTTGGTTTGTGTGATTTGGCCATAATCAATTCTTGCATCATCCATCATCCCAAATCCTATGTGGAATATATTTGAACCCATGAATATTTTATGGTCGAAATTAATTTGCACTGTCGGCAATTTCTCATCTGACTCAAAAACACCTATTGCCAAATCTTCTTTTGGTTCCAAGGCATAAATGAACATAGGATAAGTTTTTTCTGATTCGATTTCTGCGTGTTTTTTGTATTTGAATATTTTTACAAAGAATGGACCGTTACTTTCCGCTATGTGTTCTGCTGTAATAATAGCGTTGCGATACTTGTTGCCGTTTTTGGTTGATCTGACTATGAAGCCGCTTCCTCCAGTTTCATTTTTTGTATCAGTTATGCATACAGTTGGATAAAGACAAGATGAATAAATATTATCTGGAACTTTTTGTGCAAATCCAGTTGTAATACTAATCATTAAAATAAAAAAAGACGATAATATGAATTTTTTCATAGTTCCTCATTTTTATTTAGATTAGAAACAAAAAAACACCTGTCTAAGATAGACAGGTGTTCGATAATTTTATTTTTAATTAAATCAGCCGTTAATCCAAGTGCCACCAGAGCCGTTGGTATAATCTTCAATATTCTGAGTAACATCGGTGAAAACTTCACCATCGATGAGTTCAAGAACTTTGCGATCAGTACCAGAGACAGTTTCGATGTAGCCGGTACGCTGAACTGAAACACCGTTAACAACTGAGGTGTCGAGTGAACCTTCGGTGCCGAGGTTTCTTAAGGTCGGGGTGAGAGCAAGAGTGTATGTTGCCATAGTCATTTCCCTTTATAAAAGATAAAAGAGGTTACAATCTATATATGCTTCAAATTATAAATTATTCAATTGGTTAATGGTTGAAGCGTAAAATTCAAGCGTCTTATGCCTGAATTGGCAGAAATGTCTACGCAAACCTTTCTGCTCATTGAGTCAAAAGATACTATTGTCCAATTTGGGTTTGTCAGAAACATCCTTCTTGGCAGCAATAGTTCGTAATAAACCCAAGTACCATTATTTATGTTGGAGTTTATAATATTTTGAGATAGATTTGAAATACTAATCACCTGTCCTGTTTCAATAACTATCGCTTTGCTCTTATCAAGATTGCTATTTAGCATGGCGAGCAAAGTTGCTTTTGGTAATGTTGCTAAATTTGTGCAAGGCTGTGAAATAATCATAGGTTTTTTCTCTATTACTCTTGATATTTATGGAAAACACTCAGCAAAAAGAAAACTGTTATTTTTATACTGACTGTTCATTGCCTGTGAGTGAGCAGATTATTCAGGTCATGTGCATGAATTGTCATGAAAAAAACCCAGAAATGGGCTGGTTTTGGGAAGGCTCAAGGCTCGGTTACGGTCCATTTGATTTTATTTGCAATTTGTGTGGTCATGCTGTTCATGAAAAGAGGAGTAATGATGAAAGTCAGTCGTCCAGCAATTAAATTAATGAATGATAAATGGTCGGTTAAAGATTGGATACTCTCAAATTTCCCAGAAGATTATGAGAACATGACTTATGTTGAGCCATATGGAGGTGGAGCAAATCTGCTTTTTTGCAAAAATAAGTCAAAGTTTGAAGTCATCAATGATATAAATTTTGATTTAATTGACATTTTCAGAGCAATGAGAGATGATCCTAGCGAACTTGTAAAAAGACTGACTGGTCAAAAATGCACTCAGGAAAACTTTGATAAAGCATCAATCAGAAAAGACTTTGATGATTACATGGATCACGCCGTTAATGATCTTTTTCTTCGGAAGACAAGTGCAAATGGATTAAAAGATAAATTCAGCAAGCCTTCTAGCCTTGAAACATGGAAGAAGAGTGTCAAGGAAATTTTTGAATATGCGAATAGAATCAAAGATGTATATATCTTGAATAAGCAGGCCTTAGATATTATTGAAAAGTTCAATATAGAAGATTCTTTTATTTATTGCGATCCTCCCTACCTTCATGAAAACAAGGTTTCCAAGGTTGTTTACAGTAGTGAAATGACACCAGAATGTCACATGAAGCTCTACCAAATTCTCGATAAATTTAAGGGCAAGGCAATAATAAGTGGATATATGTCGCCATTATATAAAAGAATATACAAAAATTGGAATATTGAAAAAAACACAATAAATAAAGGCAATTCCCGTGAAGTGGAAATTATATGGAAAAATTTTTAGGTGGTTGTCATGAAATGTGAAATGCCAAATTGCGACAATGAAAGTACAAAAAAAATAAAAAACAGCGGTGTTTTTTATGGCATTTATGTAGAAGATGCCGAGATTGATGTTTGTGATCAACATCCAATTGCCGATATACAAAATATAATAAATGAAGTCTCTGTTGATAGCTGCATGGATTCACAATTGTGCAATCCATTTGATGACATGGAAATGCTTAGAAAACAGAAAATTATGTCTAAATAATGCATGGTACTTAATTTCAAAGAATTCATGTCTTTGTCGAAAGATTCTCCACAAGGGACATCCGACCTAAAATCAGATGGTTTGACTGTTACTTTTTCAGGGGAAAGCTCGAAAAATAAAACGCCAAAACCTAAAAAATTGTCAGGTTTAGATCCAGAAAAAATGTATGGAAAGATAAAAAAAAATGAACTTCCGTAAATTATGGGAAAACATGAAATACGCCAAAGATCAAGGTTCGGAATCTCCCGAAATTGATCCTATGGCAGTTACAGCTATAAGAACAGGATTAGGAATTGGCGAATCATTTTGGGATGATTTTATTCAAATTCTCAACAATTCCGAAGGACTCTCTGCTTTGTTGGATATTTCAGTCGATGAAATTTCAACATGGAGGAAGAAGATAGAGGATGCCTTGTCGCAAGTTGGTGAGGAAGATGGTGATTTGGATGTTGGAAAAAACAAGAAACTAGTCAAAACTGGACAACCGGAAGAACCAGAAGATGATGAAGATTTCTCAGGAGCATAATAAATGAAGACTTTTCTGCAATATATCAAAGAACAAGGTGACGGCGAAGAAATGCAAACAGTTGCTCCTCCCGGCGACATGCCATTGGATAAAGAGTCTGGTGACGGCAACAAACCCATCGTCCCCGGAGATGGCCATTCTGAAAGACACAAGGAAAAGTTGAAGAATGCATTTAACAGATTCCTTAATGAAAAAATGCTTATAGCGGTCAAACATGGAAAAATATCTAAAGAAGACGCTCTAATGTTGTTGAAAACTGAAATATCGGCTTTCTCCAATATGATTGGCGCTGATGCAAATAGCGCAGGCACAGAAGGGAAGAATGCCATGGCAACCAATTCCGAACCTAGGTCGCCAATTCCAAATCAACCAACAGCGAGTGGCTAAAATGAGGCGTGGAAGAATTGTTTCTAGTGATATTACAAGAAAAAAAATACAAGAAGCTCTTAAAAACAAGCCTTCTATAAACGACAATGCTCCTACTCCGCAGCAAATCAACGATTCCAGAAAGAACATTAAAAAAAACCATTCAAATAAAAATGTAGTTACAAATAAAGTGATAAGACATAGAAATCAACCTGTAAAAAGGGCTACTACTCAATTTTTGACAAATGCGGCAAGTAAAACTACAAGACTTATTCTTCCCGAGCGTGGCAGTTTCAATGCTGGAATTCTTGATTTGGGAAATAAGATTCTTTGTGTTTATAGGCCAGACGAAATTCAACTTGTTGCCTGTTTTTTGAATTATGATTACAGCGTAATACCTGATTCATTTTATAGATTCAGCTTATTGCTTGCAGCCGATCCAAGGCTAATTCTCACTCCAGACAATAAAGTTTTAATGTCATATTCAAAATATGAATCAAATAGTTCAAAAGAACATATTGATGGCAATATAATCATGGACTTGAATAAGTCAGACAACAAAATATTTTTAAGTGAAACAATAAGAATAAGCCCCGAGTGGATGAAAAACAGGCAAAAAAATTGGATGCCTTTCATTCATGAGGAAAAACTATATTTCATATCAACAGTTTGTCCTCATGCAATTTATAATGTAGACTGGAATGGTAAAACACAATCTTCTTTAGTGCATAACACTAATTGGGAAAATAATTGGTTTTGCAAAGAACCACTGAGAGGAAACACCAATGCCATTTTGATGAATGATGGCAATTATATTTGCACATTTCATACTGCTTCAAGATTGGGAAATTGCCACTTTTACGATAATGGAGCCTATATTTTTGAAGGACATCCTCCTTTCAAACCTTTGTTTGCTGCCAATAGAACATATCTTCGTGCAGAGGCTGCTAGAGAACCACACTACAGAAAAGAAGGTCTAATTGTTTGTACATTTCCGATAGGCATGATGATGCGTGATGAGAAATTAATTATAAGTTATGGCGACAATGATTCTTGTGTTAAAATTATGGAAACCACATTGGAAGAAATAAAAAAAACCATGATGCCAGTAAAAAATGTTTCTACGAGCGTTAAGTTTAATCAATCTGACAATATGTTAGAAAATATTCCAATGCTATGAATTAGAGGAAAGATTATATGCATTATGTTCATCGTATGACTTTGATGATTCACACAGCTTCTTGCGATAATTTTTTAGAATCGCAGGGAATACCAAGTTATTATGAGGCTTTGCTGAGAAATTTAAGCAGACAATCTTTGCGTGAATTTGAACTTGTTTATGTTGATAGTTTTTACGAAGAAAACAGAGAGAAATTTGATAGATTGCTATCAGGATTAAATTTCATAGCAAAGCATGTTCCCATTCATAAGGACCACAGATATTGGTTTGATAAAGGCTATTGTTATATTGCTGCTGCAAAAAATACAGGTATTTTGCATGCCGATGGCGAATTGCTTGTTACATGTGATGATGGAGAGTTTTTCCCAGACGATTTTTTACAGCGTTACTGGAGCCATTATAAATCAGGTCATTATATGCTGGGTATGCATAATAGACTCAAGTCTATCAAGACAGAAAACGGAATACCTGTTTTCCCTATACAAGGTGAAATTTATATAAACGACAATAGATTTAATCAACTTTACATTAACGCCAGCCCATCTTCAAAAAGCAATAATATTTTTCAACATAATAATGGGAGTTGGGCCTATGCTGGCACTAGTTTCTCTTTGCTAGATGCTCTTGAACTCAATGGTTTCAACGAAAGGATGGATGGATGTAAAAGTCTTGATGATTGTGATTTTGGTAACCGTTTACAAATTCTAGGAAGAAAATTTGTACAAGACAAAAAAGGCATATTTTATATATTGGATCATCCTAGCTATGCAGACATGACTCCAGCAAACTGGGAAGTTGGATTGGACGGTCAATCAAATCAACTTCCCCCTCCCGCAAGAAGGAAAAAGATTGATAATTTAATTGCAGTTGAAAATTATGGTACATTGCGCTGTTCAGTTGAGCTTAAGGAAATAAAAGCGAATGTAAAACCATTAACTGACAATCATTTGAATATAATTCAAAGAGAAACCATACACTATAGAAAATTTGACCCATTGGCACCAGAAAATGCTGAAAAGTTCTCAATATGGAAAGGTGTACCAACATTTGATTTGGTCAAACAAAGACAAGAACTGAGAACATCAAAAGAATGGAGATGGTAATGGATATTACAAGTTTTTTAGATATACATCTTGGCACCATTGATGGATGGTGCGAAAAAGACAAGGCCAAGAAGCTCTATGAAATAATTTGTGAAATAAAGCCTAGTTTGTGCGTTGAGATTGGTGTTTTTGGAGGCTCATCTTTGCTTCCTCAGGCTCTTGCCATCAAGCATAATACAAAAGGTGTTATAGTTGGCATTGATCCTTGGAGCAATTCTTGTGCTATAGAGGCTATGGAGAATAAAGCCAATAAAAATTGGTGGGGAAATGTTGATCTTGAATCAGTATACAAGAAATTTTTACAAAAAATTAAATTATATGAAGTTGAAGATTTTGTTCAAGTATATCGTAATAAATCCTCGGAAGTTGTAAATCGTTTTGATGACAATAGCATTGATGTTCTACACATTGATGGTAATCATTGCGAAAAAATTTCTTATGCGGATGCAATTGATTATTATCCAAAAGTCAAAATAGGTGGTTATATTTTCTTTGACGACATCAACTGGAGCGAGAACATGAAAGATATTTCTACTGAAAAGGGATTAAAATATCTCTTGCAATTCTCTGAAGAGATGGGCGTTTTTGGCAAAGACTGCTTGTTGATGAAAAAAGTAAAGTGAAGATAATATTCCTCCTAAGCCATAAATAGCAATAGGGGGCATATGAATCAAAATTTTACTACAGATCAGGTTCAAGAACAGCTTGTGCAATTACAAGTTTTTTTAGAAGAAGCCAAGCAAAAGTGGGATTCAGAAAATCCACAACCAAAATCATGGTTCGATAAGAACAAGGCATATATTGTTAAAACAACTATTTTTTTGATAGGAATAACTGATAATCTTATCAATTTAGTTGAAACATTTTTGCTTAAAGGGCCGGATAAAAAGATTGCTGTTTTAGCAATTTCCACGCAACTTTTTGACTATGTTGCTTCAAAAGCATTTCCAATATGGATTTCTCCATTTGTTCCAGTTATCAAGCAAATAGTAATATCAATAATAATCAGCAATATGATTGAATTCATAGTTTCTAAATACAAAGAAGGTGCTTGGAAATGGGAGAATAAAACAGATGCCTCTAGAACAGTGTGATATTATCAATTTACTTCCTTTTGTTCGTGAAGACATTGCGACAGTGCAAGATGTCCAACAAAGAGCAGGATGGGAAATTACTGCTTTCAATCTTTTGGATACTTGGTCTTTGACACAGGGAGAAGGCGTTGTTGTCGCAGTCCTCGATACAGGTTGTGATTTGAATCACGATGACCTCAAGGGAAATCTTTTAGAAGGCAGAAATTTTGTAAAAAAAGGCATGCCTCCAATAGATGATCAAGGCCATGGAAGCCATGTGGCGGGAACTATTTGCGCTTTGAACAATGATTTTGGAGTAGTTGGAGTTGCGCCAAAAGCGAAAGTCATGCCTGTCAAAGTTTTGGACAGCAAAGGAGCAGGTAATCTGTCAGTTGTGGCAGAAGGGATCAAATGGTCTGCTGATCAAGGTGTTGATTTTATCGTAATGTCTCTTGGTTCTCCGACACCTACACCTGTGATTTATGATGCAATTAAATATGCAGAATCAAAAGGTGTTGTAACTTGGTGTGCAGCAGGCAACGCTGGCAAGACAAGACAGATATTTTATCCAGCCGCTTATCCAGAAGTTATTGGAATAGGCGCTATTGATGAGAATTTGCATCGTGCCAACTTTAGTTGCACAGGCCCAGATCTTGATTTTTTGGCACCGGGTGTTGGAATTTTAAGTACAGTGCCTGATAATTGGTATGCAATTTTATCTGGCACATCTATGTCAACTCCTTTCGCAGCAGGAGTTGGTTGCTTGCTTCTTTCTCATAAAAGAAAAATACAACTTGGAATCAATCTTAAAACAGCAAAAGATTATATTGATGTTTTGAGAAATTATACTATTCCAACAACCGATCCTAAATTCGCAAATCAAAATTTTTTAGAGGGATTTGGAATTATTGATCCACGCAAAGTTACAGAATGGATGCAACGCAACTAATCTTTTGAAGGCAATACTGCTGGAGGGAGATCATAAAATATAAAATCTTGTTCGCTGCTCAAGCTGCCATATCCTTTTTGGCCTTCTTTTCCACCTTTTGCCTGACTTTGTACTTTTCCATCTTTTTCTCCTGATCCTTTCTTTTCTCCAATAACTCCTTTTCCTTGAGCTATTTGCTGCATTGCTTTTGCAAGTTTTTGGTGCATTTGTTCCGAGTATGGTAATTTATAAACTCTTGGTTCTTTTCTTTTCTTAATCTTGAAAGGAAACAAGTGGTTTTCATTTTGTTCTTCTTCTTCGATGCTTGATGCCCAAATCAATATGCTGCCAGAATCTGCTGTTTTTAATTTTGATGGTTCTTTAACCAAAGACCAATGAACCGTGAATTTTTCTGGCATAACTTGTTCTGTCGGCCATCCTGACAAACTACTTACAGAGTGCCAAAGACCTAAACTAAAGTAAAGTACTACCGAAACCACAATTGCTTTGAGCCACCAATATCCTTTGCCGAGAATGATATACCATAAACACATAGCAGAAATAATCACAAATGTGATTGAAATCCCGATGATTGTGTTGTCCATTTTTTTCCTTACGGTGCTGATGGCACCTCAAATGTGTTCTGCTTTGTCTTTCCAATCATCTTTTTCTGAATTGTGTTTGATGATTCTATTTCGCCATTTTTGTTTAATTTGAAACGAAGAGCAGTTTTTTCATCACCTTGTGAATCCAAAACCACTTGACTTATCATCATTGTTTTAAGTTTTGGATTTACTTTGTCGATCTGAATAGTGACAGGGCATGGTCTTTTATCATTCATTTTATAAGCATGAACATTAACGCAATACTCACCAACATGGAATCCACGGAATGTGATAATCTCTCGATTGTAGGGATATTTCATAGGCCCTTGAGGGGTTTCCACCATGTCGTTTCGGAATCCCAAATCGTCACGGTCAAGGTGCATAAGTCCAACCTCTCTGCTCCTGAAAAAAACAAGATTGCCAAGAGGGTCTTCGACATATATGTCTATATCGTTGTCCATATCATCTGGCCATGTCATAGTGACGATTAACTCTGCCTTAACTTCGACAGATGATTTGCTTTGATCTTTATTTTGGTTTATGAGAGCAAACGACAATACGAAAAGAGCCGTAAATGCAAGAAGCATATTAAAAAGCAAATCCAAAAAAGATGTATTGCAACTATAGTGCTTTCTATTGATCATTTTGCTTCCTGTTTTTGCGCTATTTTGTTCAGATGCAAACCAAGAATCAATGCTTGCATTTTTAGACATTGTCCGCAGATCAAACCAACTAGTGTCGTATACAAAGCAGTGGCCATGCTCTTTCCTAGTTCTGACAAAAGTCCCTGAATGGTTTGTTGGTTTGATATATCGAGGTTTTCAAAACCTGCCAACATCATGCAGAATCCCACTATTGTTCCCAACATCCCAAGATTGAGGCAAAGCTCACTTGTGAACCAGATTGTTTCTTCTCTTCTTGCAAAAGATTCGATCTTTTCTTTGGTAATATTGTTTTCATTTTCAGTCAAGAAGATATCTCTGCCACATTTAATGCTCATAATGTAAAATATAACTATGGTGGCAATGCTTAAGTAGCTTGCATCTTTTTCCCAGAGTACTTTTACGAATCCAAGGTAAAAGGAAAAGACTGTTGCCACAATGAATAATGTGAACAAAAGCCACCATTTAAGAAATGATTCAAATTTCATTTTGAGCCTTTTTGTTTTTGAGTTTATCTACTTTCTGCTTCAATTCATTCGCCAATTCGTAATTTTCTTCAGAAATTGCCAATTGCATTTTGGATTGCAATATGACAATTTCATCTTCTGTGTTTAGATAAAATCCTGTCGTATCATGTTTTTTTGGTCTTTTGCCAATATGTTTGTATCCGACCTGACATTTTGTAATCATTGCCAGAATCTTGTCTCTGAATGATTCGTAGCACATGTCGCATCCAAGTCTTGATTTTTTGACAATGTCTTCAAAGCAACAATTGCATTGAGAACACTTTTTTATATCTTTTTGATATTTATCTGTTATATTTTCAATGATGCCCATAAGTTCTTCAAGGGCTTCCACGCTATTTTTTTTGTATTGTAAATAAGCGCACTTTTCGCAAACCATTTTTTGCACAAATTCGCCGCCATCAGAAACTAGTATCTGATAAGACTTCGAGTTTGGACAAGGCGTTCCATTAAGAGGACAGTTTTCCATATTCAATCCTTGTTTTCAGATGCGACGATCTTCTTCAAATCATCCAACTTTTTGTAAATTATTTTCTTTTCATCATCTGTGATTTCATCCTTGAAATCCATTAACATTTTACGGGCAAAGGAATCATATTTCTTGGAAAATCCAATTCTTATTTCCAATAATTCTTTGCTGTATTTAACAACATCTTCTTTTTTGGCGATGCTCGGATTATCAGATTCATAATCCTTTTCCGAAAATTTATTGATTTCTTGTTTCCATGCTGATTGCAGCTTTTCTGACTCTTGGCCTATCTGTTGCGAAAAAACAAGTATAAATGTATGTTTTTCAATTGGCTTCAAAATTGAAAAACTTTTAACATCATTTGTTTTCTTGTCTATTATCTCAATTTTATTCCAATACTGTTGCGAAAAAGTAGAATCGTTAAAATTTTTGTAAACTGAAATGGCATTTTTATAATCATTATGAGTCGCCTTTGCCTTTGCTGGTTCATCGTAGCCAACAAAAGCAAGCAAAATAATCAAAATTATTTTCATTTTTCCCTTAAATAAATACCGCATCGCCTTTTATTCGCAAGCTGAAACCGTCAACCTCAAGAGATTGCGAATTTGCTGCTACAGTTCTCTTTATCCATACTGGTATTACATCCAAATTGCGAAAAGTACCCAAAGAATATGAGGATGTAGAAAATACTACGCTTGTTGGTGGTGTGGTTTCAACATCAATTAAGGTTGCTTCTTTATTGATTGGAGAGCCATTGACAGATTTGACTATTGAAACATTTGGAGCAGAACCAGAATAAGTAAGAGAATTGGATTGTAATATGAGCAGTTCTTGATACCTCGCCCCAGAATCTCCTAAAAAATTTACTTCAAAAGAAAGAGTGTTGCTTCCTGCATCATAACTTGCTGATACTGTAACTCCTGTCAGATAATCCAACAAATTAATTGCGGTTTGGAAATTACTTGCAAAAGTGTTGACATCAACATCATAAGAAAAATTAAAGTTATGTGTTGTTGTATCGGTATAAGTTAAGGTAATTGTACCTCCAGTAACACTACTGAAGTTGCTGATGTTCACATATTGTCTGTCATTTTGAATCTCAAATCCAATCTCCATTTCGGCACCACTAGTTGGATCGTATAGGATGTATATTTCAGAATTATACAAAATTTCAGATGCGCTATCGTTGCTTATATAAAGGCACCTGTAGTCTATCATTCCTAATGATGCTTCTGAATTTGTGACATTATCAAACAAAGTGTTGTTATTTACTGAATAAATTGATGGCGCACCACCCAAAGATAAGTTGGGGTTGTTGTTTGAAGAACCCCCAGAGTATAAGTAAGAAATATCGCCGGGTACAATTGGCATCTTAACCTCAAATTTTGAACTATAATATCTATAAGTAAGTATATTTTTTTACCATTTTGGTTGATTTGAATTTTCTAGGCACTTATAATAGATGGCAAGATTGTTTCGGAAACCTGTCAAAAGATGACGGACTCGGAAATAACGAAGCAAAACATGCAAGAACACAAAGATCATTACAGGCTAGATTCATCTAATCCTAGAAGGATTAATGGAAAGCGTGTAATTTGGTCTAACTTCCAAACCAATCTTAAAATATTACAAATATACAACAAAGGTCTGGAATACTCCGTACTTTCCGATAAGTATGAAACTTGCAATCCATTGGTTTGGTGTAAAGATTTTCTTCACGATGTTGTACATTCGTCTTTAGCAAAAAGATCTTTTGAAATATATCGTCTTCGATATGATCCTTCCATAAATCCCAAGCCTTGTATTAAACAAACAAGAATATTGGTTGCAAATAGTCGTGATATCAGGATGGTAAAAAAGATACCATCATGTCTTGATTTCATTAATCAGATTGAAGACAAGCTCAATATTTCTCACACTATTGTTCGTCCATGTATCAATCCACCAGTTGGTTATACAAAAGATAATGTTTTCATTTTCCAAGGACACAAAAGGTGGCTTTTTGCTCCTGCAATGTTGTCTTTATACACACTTTTGATAAGAGTTGGATTTTCGCATTTTCTTGGAAAAGATTATAAATCCACAATATTAGGACTTAAAGAGGGATTGATTAAACAGTATCAATCCAAAGATGCAAGATGGATTAAAGAAATAGAACCAGCTTTTGAAAAAATCATTAGAATTGGCGACCGTAAAATTTTTTATCGTGATATCAAACTCAATTATCCCGCTCACATGTCAACAGACATTATGCATAATAGAATGGGCATTGTTGCTTTCGCAAATGATATTAGGGCCAAGCATGCAGGACTATCTGTGGTTATGCCTTATTGGCACCTAATCAACTAACCTTTCTTTTGGAGGAGCGGGACATGGAATTTACTTTTGGTTGTGATCCAGAATTCATGCTGAATCGATGGGAAGAACTGCAAAGTGCTATTCCATTGTTGCCCAAAAAAGAAAAGGCTGTTTTGAAAAACGGAAATGGTTTTTATTTTGACAATGTGTTGGCAGAAATTGCGGTTAAACCTTCAAAAACAAAAAAAGAATTATTCACAAATATACAAAATGCTTTGCTTCATCTTGCAAAGTTAATTAAGCCTTGCAGATTCACGATTCGCTCTTCTGCTAGGTATCCAAGCAAGCAGCTTGATGATAAGGAAGCAAAAATTGCTGGCTGCAATCCAGAATGGAATGTTTATACCTTAAAATGTATTTTGCCTCCAGAGGAGGTTATTTCTAAGACGACATTCAGAACTGCTGGTGGTCATATCCATGTGGGGGCCAAAGGACTAGATGATCCAATTAAATCATTCGATGTGATTAGAATGATGGATTTGTTTATTGGAATACCATCTTTGTTTATGGATACCGATCCAACATCCAAAGACAGAAGAAAGATTTATGGGCATGCTGGCAGTCATCGCATGACTGATTATGGATTTGAATATAGAAGTCTTGGCAACTTCTGGTTTTCTTCACCAGAACATGTTAGTTTAATTTATGACTTAGTTGCATTTGTTCTTGATTTTGTTGAAAACGAAAACCACAAAAAGTTCTGGTCTGTTAATGAAAAAATGCTACAAGGCAATGATCCTAGCCGTGCTTATACTTGTATTGGCTATGATGCAAAACTTCTTTGCAAGTCAATTAATTCTTGTGACAAGAATCAAGCTGAAAAATTCATGCTTTTTATTCACAATTATTTGACAGATGATCTTGCGAATAGAATTGAAAAACTTTCAGAAAAACCTTTACCGAATCCCTATGAATCTTGGGAACTCATGTGATGCCAATCAATAAATGCGTAATCCAACATTCCCACATTTGTCTTGATAAACCAGATCAAGCCATTATTTTGCTTCCCGGCAGGGGATGCTCTGCCGAAATGATGATGGGTTTGTTTTCCCAAATTTTGGAAATCCCCAAATTAATTGTTTTTTCAATTGAGCCAGAAAAAGAATGGTATCCAATGCCGAATGGTGCATTGGATCAAAATGATGCTTTGTCAGGTCTTACTGAAAATTTACCAATCATAAAAAATTATATTGATGAATTGCTCGCAGAATCAGAAATCAATGTTGAATCTACAAGTTTGATTGGATTTTCAGCAGGTGCAGTCATTGCTTTGTCTCTTGCAACAAATTATCAAACTCCATATAAAATAATTATTTCACATAGCGGTGCAATTCTTGATCCAGAAAATATCAAGCCATGTGAAATATCGACAAAAATAGTCTTGATACATCGACAAGATGATTCTTGTTTTGAATGGCATGAGCGATACTTGCCCATGCGTGACTCATTAATTAAATTAGGATATGCTGTCTCTCCAGTAGAAAGACAACTTGGAAACCATCTCATTTACAAAGATGATGTGGATTACATTAAAGAAATTATCTGTCAATAATCTTCCTGATTTTTCTGCAATCTTCCCTCACATCGATGGATTTGCAATTTCTGCAAAGCCATGGTAGTCCATGAATTTTGAAAGCCCTCACCTCAAGCATCAATCTCGTCCTGTTTACATGAAACTGCTTTTTACAGCGATTGCAATGAGTGCGTAAGCATCCACTTTTATGCTTGGCTGGAGGTGGTTTTTGTTTTTCAGATTTGCTTTTGCGTATTGCTTTGTTTTGAAAATAAAATCTTTTCAATTCATCGGGCATTTCTGGAATGGGGAAAAACGAACTAGAAAGCCATTGATATTTGCTTCCATCTTCGTGGCAACTTGGAGGAACTACCGATTGGTGAAGGTTTCCACGAAATTCTATACCGTCAACAACAATTCTTGTGAGTGATGGGTCTGGGCTGATGAACAGATTATGAATCGATTTACTGCTGCGAAATCTAGGTCTTTGGTAACCATCTATGATTCTTTCAAGTAGATCATTTGCTTCCTCGGAGTCTGCTTCGACATCGACTATTTCACCAAGCAAAATTCCCATATTGTAGTCACCTGAGGCAAAAAGATGTCTCCATCTTTCCACACTCCAGTTCTTGTTCCATGCGGATTCTATTGGTGTTTTAGTTTTCTTGTAAATTGGTATGGGTTTCAAACCTAGTTCGACATACTTATCAAAGAATTGAATCATCCGAGAATCTCCTCGAAAGCAATAATAATCTCACGATATGTCATGCTTTCAATTGTTTTTCCATAAAATCTTGCCCATTCAATTAAAAGGAGCATAAGCTTATGGTTGTTTATTACTCTACTGTTTTCACAAGGAGCATTCAATGAAAATTGTTGCATTGGTCACCGGGGGTACAGGTTTTATAGGATATCACCTTTGCAAGTTTTTGTTTGAAAACGGATATCATGTAATGGCAACGGGAGTCCAAGGTGAAAATAATCCTTTTTGTCACAAGCTTTATAGACTACCTTTAGACAATCTCCCCCATCAAGAAATGGGTCAGGTTGATATCTGCTTCCATCAAGCCGCCAACAATAATACTATTGAAAGCGACTTGGACATGATGATTGAATCAAATGTCCAACAACCATCTATACTATTTCGTAAACTTTTGCAAGAAAATAATTGTAAGAATTTTGTCTATGCTTCTTCATGTTCAGTGTATGGAGATCAATCTGTTCCTTTTCACGAGGAAAAGACAAAACCCAATCCTCTTAATGTTTATGCTCAATCTAAATTGTTATTTGAAAGATTTGCAGAAGATTTCGCCTTGAACAATCAAGTTAAAGCAGTTGGCCTAAGATACACTAATGTTTATGGAAAATATGAAAATCACAAAGAAAAAAGAGCAAGCATGATTTTTCAAATTTTAGAAAAATGTATCAAAAAAGAAACGATAAAATTGTTCTACAATGGAGAACAGTTAAGAGATTGGGTTCATGTCGATGATGTTGTAAAAGCAAATATAAAAGCTGCCAACTATTCTGGATCAGGTATTTTTAATGTTGGATATGGAAGATCCTGTTCTTTTAATCATCTGGTCGAAACTATTTCCTACATGATTTCCAAAAATCCAAAAATAAAATATATTCCATGTAATTTCATAAAAAAATACCAATCTCATACTGCTGTTGATCTTTTTAAGTCGAACAATCAACTAGGATTCTATCCAGAAATATCATTACCAGAAGGAGTTAGACTAATGTTATAAAAAATGCCATCCTTTCGGATGGCATTTTTGGCTAATTAGTAAATTAGAATTTATGGTTCTCTTCTCAATGAAATATAGAGATTATCTTGATCGACAGAGGTAAAAAGTGCTTCGCAACCATTGCTGAATTTAGTTGCAGGATTTCCATCTTCTAACATTCCATTAACACTTTTCCACCAATTGGCTTCTTCTTTGGTAACATGTTTCTTGGAATCGTGCTTTTTGCCATGGTGTTTGCGTTTGCGAAGTTCGGCAAAGTCATGACCAGTAATCTTTCCGTCTGGCTTGCCTTTTGGTCCTGAAACATCGAGTTTCTTTTGTCCGCCCTTCAGCATCTTTTTCTTGTCAGTCATATCAGAGCCCATGTATTTCATCTTTTTCTTGTCAGTCACATCAGAGCCCATGTATTTCATCTTTTTCTTGCCATACATTTTGGCTTCCATGCGAGGCATATCTTCTTCTTCGTCATGATCTTCGTCATCGTAACCCAACATATCTTCATCGTGACCTTCTTTGTCGTGACCTAGCATATCGTCTTCATCTTCGTCTTCATCTTCGTCTTCATCTTCGTCTTCATCTTCGTATTCATCTTCGTCTTCATCTTCGTATTCATCTTCATCTTCATCTTCGTATTCATCTTCATCTTCGTATTCATCTTCATCTTCGTGGTCGTGATCATCTTCGTGGTCGTGATCATCTTCGTGGTCGTGATCATCTTCGTGGTCGTGATCATCTTCGTGGTTGTGGCTAATCATTTCTTCGTCTTCGTCTTCGTCGCCATGGTGAGTGATCATTTCTTCATCATCCATCATATCTTCGTCATCGTGCATTTCTGTGTAATCAAAAGATTCCATCTTGCAGAGCTTGCACTTTTTGGTGCCATTCTTTTTAGCCATTGAACCACACTTAGCGCCGCACTTAGAACAAGTGCCTTGTTTGTGCTTGCGCTTGTGTTTCTTGCTCTTATGAGGCTTATGATCTTCGGAATCAAGCTCTACATCAACATCTGGCTTGTCTTTTGCCTCTGCTGGTTCAACAAGATCGGTGTCCTCGCCCTTCATCTTCTTTTTCTTTTTCTTGAACATTCCTTCCTCAAATCCAAACTGAGATTGAATGCCAAGGTTCGACGGTCTGCCCAATCCTAAATTGAAGCTAGGGAGAACAGATTCATTTACCATTTTCCATTGCTTGTATGACAACATTGTATTCCTCTCACCGTCATTTGAGGACGGGTCTCACCGTCAAATAATGACGGATAAATGAAACTAATCTATATATGTACAGTTAAAATTTTTTATTCGGTAAAAGCATGAGAAAACTATTGGTTGCGACTATTATCATCTTTGGTTTTTTATGCATTTATTATTCAATTAAATACAAACATAAAAAAAATATTCAAAATGAAACAAGTTTACCTCAGATGGAAAACAAGAAACCAATTAACAAAAACATTCCAGTTATAAATAAAATCAATGAAAAAAATGCAAAAATTAGATCGGTTTTGCTCAAGTCTATGCCAATCAAAATCAATAATGGCAATTTTACTTTTAGATTAACTGGTGATTTGGCTCACGAAAAAGAAAAAAACTTTCGTTTCATAGCAACAAGTAAATTAACTGGTAGGGAAATGGATTTGGGATCAAATAGGGAAATTTTTTGGTTTTGGTCTAAAAGAATCAATCCTCCAGCACTTTACTTTGCCAAGCATGAAGATCTGTCAAAAACAAATCTTAAAACCCCATTGAATCCTTCTTGGATGATTGAATCATTGAATGTAGGACTTGTTAATCAAAAAAATATACATGGTTTTACAGAAACTGATATTTATCTCCATCTTTTTGAAAAAAGGCTATCTTCTTCTGGGGAAGATTGCATATTCATGACAACAATCAATAAATTAACTGAAAATATTTGTTCTAGAAGATTGACAGACAGTAATGGAAAAGTAATAGTAAGCACGGCATATAACGACCATATAACCACGATAGAATGGAAAGATGAAAATGTGACTATGGAATGGGACACGAAGGGCAGACAACTTAATGTTGATCTGCCCGAATCTATGTGGAAAATTCCCGATTATAAAAAGAAAATTAATATGGCGATTGAATGATTACTTGTTCAAAGATTTTCTAATTGCATCTCTTCTGAGAGCCTGAACTTTTCTTCTTTCCAAGTTGACACCTCCAGAATTGACAGGCGTTTGTGGAGGAACAGCCTGATTTCTCACTTCGGTAGGAGTTCGGACTGATGCCACTCCTCTTGTTGTGGATCTTGCTGATGTGATAGGCCTAACCATTGGTGTTCTGCTATTGCTTCCAACACCTTTTTTGCAACCACAAGCCATAGTCCTCCATTTCCTTATAAGGGGTTTCTTGAGCGTGCTTTTGAGATTTTGTTCTTTCTTTCATGAACTGCTTTAATTAAACTCGCCAACGCTTGCTTTTCTTCCATTAGATTGTCTGGTGGCATATTCATGGGTTGAGAGGGGCCAAAATTTGAGCCTCCTCCACGGCAACCACAACCGCCACTTTGCTTGGGAACCGAATCTTGTTTTTGTTCGTTTTCCATACTCTATTTATCCTTGGGGAACAGAAAAATGCATTCCGAAGATGAAATACAAAATCTTGTCAAGACTGCTCTTGATCTAGCTTATAAAAAGTTTCAAGAAAAGAAATTTGAAATAGTTTGTGTCATTGCAGAGCAAATAATCAAGATTATGCCAAATGAGTACGCCGCCATGCAAATTCTTGGTCTTTCTTACAGCGCACTTCAAAGACATGACGACTCAATTAAAATCCTAAGTGAGTGCCTTGAAAAAAACCCAGATAATCCCGAAACACTCAATGATTTAGCATTATGCGAGTCAAATCGTGGCCTTTACGAAAAAGCAATATTATTGCTCGAAAAAGCAATTCAAATAAATCCTGAAATGTCTGAACTGTATAGCAATTTAGGGCTTCAATATAGACATAAGGAGCAACACGAAAAAGCAATAGAGTGTTTTAATAAAGCCCTCCAAATAAAGCCTATTCCAACCACATATGCCATGATAGGAGGCTGTTATGGTGAATTAAAACAACTAGAAAAAGCAAAAAAATACATAAAAAAAGCAATTGAAATGAAACCTGATTTCGCTGCTGCCCATGTTGATCTTGCTTCTATTCTAAAGTTGCAAGGAAAATGGCCTGATGGATTCGAGGAATATGAATGGCGATATGATGTCCACGATCAATTGCAAGTGTGGAAAAAAATATATGACCCAAACAAAAGATGGCATGGAGAAGAAATTAATGGCAAAAGAATAATCATACACACTGAACAAGGACATGGAGATGCAATTCACTTTGTTCGTTATTTGAAACCTCTTAAAGACAGAGGTGCCTATGTTATTCTGCACTGCAATGAGATTCTGCAAGGCATATTTTCTTCTTTTGCTGACGAAATATTCACGCAAGAACCAGACAAAATGAGTTCTTGGCAAGAAGGGAACAGAATTCCGAAACATGAATATCATTGCCCGATGTTGAGTCTTCCTCATATTTTCAAATCAATTTACACTTATCCATCATACATTAAAGTTGACCGTAAATTTGATCTATCCAATTACAAAGATTTTTACAAAATTGGCATAGTTTGGGCTGGCAATCCTCAACACCCGAATGACAGACAAAGATCATGCAAACTTGAGTTATTCAGGCAAATTAGTGAAATGCCAAATGTTAAATTATTTAGTTTAATGAAAGATACAAGAACAAGAGCCTATGTCCATGAAAATAAACCTATCGACTTAACAGATGGCGCAGAAGACATGAAAGTTGTTGATCTAAGGGACCAAATTCATGATTTTGAAGATACAGCAGCAATTATCAATTCTCTTGATTTAGTGATTGGTGTCGATACAGCAGTAATGCATCTAGTAGGAGCCATGGGTAAGCCTTCCATTCTTTTACTGCCTTGGAATCCAGATTGGAGATGGGAACTGGAAGGGTCATTCACAATATGGTATGGCAACATGCATATAATCAGGCAAAAAACAAAAGGTGATTGGGAACCTGTTTTTGATGAGGCCAAACAAATATTAGAAAATTATTTAATCCGTCATCTTGATGTTATTGATTAAAAATAAAGCAACCCCTGATAAACTTCATGGTCAGGGGTTGCTTTGATAAATTATTTTTTTAATCAGCGAGATGGGCGAGAAGAAGAGCTAGTGGTCTGGGTGGTTGCGCTCTGGGCTGGAGTCTTAGCCACTGGATTGGTGACCGGCGACTTCTTTGCGGCCTTCTTCGTAGCGGTTGCAGCAGTCTTCTGCTTGCTGGTTTGAGTGGTTTCGCCAAAATTAACATCACTGAAGCCATAGGCCTTTGCGAAGTTGCGAGCGGCACCAACTACAGCCGAACGGGTTGGAAACATAGTTGAATTGTCGGCCTTGCGAACCAACTTAAAAGGACGACCACCACACATGGTTACAGTTCCTTCAAAAACTTCGGCATCGCTGGTGCCTTTACGACTGGTGATGCGAACTGGTAGAGTATTACTCATTGCTTGCTGTCCTTTCGCCGTCTCAATGTGACGGATTTCTTCCTAATGCTTGGTGGCAAAATCCACCGAACAGGAAAATTATAAAAGAATTTAATGGCAGAATCAAGAATAATTCAAAGATTTCATCATAATTGGATGAAAATTTTTTATTTTGTCATAAGGAAACTTGATGTCTGGAGGTAAACATTCAAGGAATGTGGGCGACAAAGAGTGTTTGTTGCTTGGTCTTTCACGCTTTTTATGGAATTCGCTTATAGAATTTGCATATTTGGAAAAAAACTTGTTGACATCTAAAGAAGGAACATTCTTTTCCAAATCGAAACTATCAACCACACTTTCAATTGTTTCGCAGACAGACTCTAGTTGTATTTTTTTACCATCATCTCCGATACGACTGAAGTCAATAAACCACAACATTGTTTCTTCGTCGTACATGAATAATGGATTTCTAAGACCAATTTCTTTATGAGCTTGAATGTAGTCTTTGATCTGGCAAAACCACATCCTTGGACGGCCATTCAAATAATTTTGAAAATAAAACCAAGCTATTATTGACTTAAAACTTAATATAAGAACATTATTTTTTCTTTGGGTTTGAAAAGCATTCCTTAAACAAAACTCACAAAAAAAAGTTGAATCTGGTCCAAGTTTTTTACAATAAGTATAATTTTTTGAATCACTTTCGCATTTTTTGAGGCAAAATTCGCAGTAGCGAATAAATAAATCAGATAACTCTCCTGATGATGGCATCAACAGGGTTGACAGTTGAATTTGACTCACATTCATAGTTTGTAGTTTCATGTGTGATAAATTTCACAAACTGCATACATAATAATAAGTGAGTCATCAAAACTCAATATGAGGCAGAAAAATTATGAATACATTTGTTAAATGGGCAGAAAAAACCAAAAAAGAACTTCCTGTTTACATGCAGGATGAAGCAACACGCCGTGCTGGCATTGCTTATTGGGCTTATCCAGATGCGTATGTTCGCAATCAATATCCAGATGCTTGGTTTACTCCATATGCAGCCGATGCTCCATTCAAGCTTGGTTACGGAAAAGGTGGTCCTAAGGCCAACAAGCAGGTTGATGGCTGATGAAAAGTTTCATTCAATGGGCAACTGACAATGAGTGTGAATTGCCAGTTTTTCAAACAGATGAAGGCGGTAGCACTGCAAGAGGTGGCATTGCTTATTGGGCATATCCTGATGGATATATCAGATCACATTATCCAGATGCTTACTTTATGAGTCGTGCTGCTGATGCGTTATTCAAGATGCATCCCGGCCCGCCAATCACTAAATACAAACACCATGTCAGTCACATGACACCTCCCGACTATGCGATTGGGCCAGATGGTGAAATTGAGTACGAAAAGGAAAAAGATTACGAAACAGAATGAAAACAGAAAACCCGCTCTTTTGAGCGGGTTTTTTTGTTTAGCTTCTTGCAATTTTAATTCGATTTGACAGGTATAGAAAAATTTTCAGCACACATCTATACTTATTCAAGCTTAATTATTTGTCCTTATATTATGATTAAATCTTCGCTTTTTTGACTCTATTTTTATGATCTTCGTCATTGATGCTTTGGGTGTCATTGGGAACCATTTGTGGAACCCTCTCCCAATAGCCCCATTGATCATCGTTTTGCGGGTTCTGGAATACCATTCCTCTCTTCCAATACTTGTTCAATAATTCTTCAACTCTTTCTTTTGATAGTCCAGATTCTTTGGCAATAGCAGCAACACTTCTCCATTGCCATTTGGGATTCCTAGCCAAAGCGATGAAAAAATCCTGTTCTTCGTCTCCGGCCTTGCATCCCTGCGGGTAAACATCTGTCCATTTTGGTGGATTTTTCATGATTGCTCCAATCAAATCATCATCTACAATAATAAGAATGATTTATTGTAATTGTTTGAGTTATTCAAAAAGTATTTTCTTTACATACTATATTATTATACATGATGGCGAGAAAATAAAAACTCGTAATTTTTGTTTTTAGCAACTTGTTATCCAATAAAGCATCATGAGAAAGAAAAACGAAAGAGCGAGGCAAAATGAGATATTCTCCAAAACCCAACCGACTAGAACGCAGAACGATCAATGCCGAAAAACTTGCCAACAATATGGGCGGTTCAGGCCTTTACATCTATGAAAACAATACGAACAGCGATCTAAAATTACCAAAGCCAACCGCTTCTGGTGTGCGTGTTGTTGGTCCTCGCAAACGATTTCAGGGCGATAGCTATTATTTGATTTGGGTGGGCAGGCCTATGAATCTCCTTCGTTTAATTGAAGAAATCACACCCAAGAAAACAACGCAAGAAATTGCTGAGGAAATTGCAAGGAGAAATTCCCCTATGAACGAACAAAAATTGATTTTGGATCAGCCAGATACCATCACATCAAAAGGCAAGATTGAGCATGTTGTCGATAACGAGCATCCAGTCCAACCTCTGAATGATTCAACAGCATCCAAGCCAGCAGTTGATTTTCTTCTCAATGAGAATCCACTTGATGGTGTTGCTATCACCAAAGGTTGAATAATCACTTCTTCTTGTTGCTGAAAAAAAGCCATGCAAGGATAAATACCTGCATGGCTCACCGCTGGATCAAGCAGCGGAACGATTTCAGTTGCGGCCCCGTTGCTATTATGAATATACTGAAATGGATTGGCGAGTCAGTGACTTATGCCAATGATTATAAATATTGGGTCAACAAGTGCAAAACAGAAAAATACGGAACATCATTACATGATTTTGTCAGTGTTCTGTATAATCTTGATGGTATCAAGATATCTCCACGAAATGTGCCAAACATAGGCGTTATTGACGAAGCCATTCAATCAGGAAAGGCAGTTGTCATGAAGTCTGCCTATGTTATAGATAACACATACGAAGGTCACTATTATCTTATAACAGACCATACTGATAAATCATTTTATTGCATAAATCTAAACGATAAACATGGTTGGGTTTCCAAGCCAAGTTTCAAAAATCAATGGCTACAACACCATACTAACTATTGCCATGAATGTGGAATAGCTCCATACGCTTGGATAATTAGAAAGTGTTAGCTCTTTTTCTCAGAAATCCATTCCGAAAATGATTTGATTTGTGGAAGACGCTTTTTAATTTTTTCGCAAAAATATGGCCAATTAGAAGAAAATCTTGGATGTAAATTCAACTTGTTAACATCATCCAGTGACACCCATTTTGAATCACTGTGTTCATCAGATAATCGAACATCAAAAGGTTTATCTATAGCGTAAAAAAATGTATGAAAGTGATGTCTTCCATCTGCATCGTCATAGTGTCCGAACCTATAGCCGGAAAAATGACCGCATTCTTCTCTTGCTTCCCTTTGGGCAGCATCAATGATGTTTTCACCATTCTCGACTTTGCCGCCCGGTATGCTCCATTTGCCAAAATGGTCGCCCTTTTCGGCCCTTTTTAATAAAAGAATTTTCTTACCATCGGTAAAAATTATCCCTGCCCCAGCTTTGCCCCAATATTTTTTGCCATCCTTGCCAAAATGATGATATTGTTCACGCCAATTCATCATTTTGGCCCTCTTTTCAATGGAACTGGTTTTAATTTTTCACGATGATTGTCTGGCTGATCTTTCAAGTGATGCATTGTGTTAATCACTTCTTTTGTTATTTCAGAAGCAGAGTTTCCAGAACATTTTTCAGATTTTGTTATGCTTATTGTTTGCCTGTCACGATTGTAAATGCCTTTATTTAGAATAAAACATTTATGATCAGGATTCCATGTTACACATCCAGTCCACTCTCCATCATCCCAGTTTCTAGAGGAGATCAAAAGTCTTAATGGCTTCTCCGTGTAAACATGTTTTGTGTGATATCCCGCTTTTTTCAAGGCTGCGCTTATGTAGCCCAAACAGATCTTTGCAAATCCTTCTAAAGCTTCTTCTCCAGTAGTTCTATAATTAACTTCAACTGAATATCTTGATGTCTCAACTGCTTCAATCAGGCTCTCAGACCTGTATTGATGGACAGTTTTCATATTGCCACGAATGGCAGAGCCAAAATATTCAAGGCAAACATCGAGAAATTGGGGCTTAGTGACAACTTGAATCTGAGTCCCTTCAAGATTTTGCTCTTTTCTCCAATCATCAAATTTTTTCATTTTACCCTCATGCTATATATTGTATGTTACACATTAATTTCTCAGAATGGCTATCTATTCAAGAGAGCTACAACCAGCCAAGAAAAGGCATGAAATCAAGATGGACTGTCAAATACAAAAAGAGTATTAATTGCAGCAGTCCTAAAGGATTTTCACAAAAGAACTTCTGTAAAAGAAAACAGAGTGGAGGCCATTATCAAGAGCAATCGACACTTGGAACAGAGGAGGTCGATGCTAGACAAGTTATGTCATTGTACGGAAGAGTAAAAGATAGTGTTGAAATGGTAAAGATGTACGATCAGACTCTTCCAGTAAATCAACAACTTTTGCGTGATGTTTCAACCATAGCAAACTTGAGTAGCGGCTCTGCATTTGGAATGTTTGTCAATAGTGACAACACGAATGTAATAGGCCAAGATGTCATGCAAAAAATTAAATTAATTTATCCAAATGATCCAATGATTGATACAAAGATAAAAAAGCTTTCAAGGAAGAAAATATTGGACACTCTACCTGATGATGTGAAAAAACAGATTGATCCCAGAAAAATACAACCATCAGACATTATCAAAATTGATGTAAAAAAACATCTTGCAAAATATGGAGATAGTGATGCAACTGTTATAGAAATAGCCAGCACAATCGTCCATGAGGCGACACATGTTAAGGAATATGTTGAAACAGGAGAAACTTTTGATGGACCCGGCACAGCAGTAGAAAAGGCAGAAGCTTCTTTCAAAAGCTGGGTCAAGGCTAACTGGCCCACAATATCAAGAAGATTCAATTTCTCAGGTCCATATCCTTTTTGAGTAAAAATAGATAGTTTGTATATGTATGATAAGGAGAAACATGCAAAAACTTGACGAAATGCAATATTTGGCTGGCGTAATTAATCAGGATCACTTCTACAGCAATGGTTATGACAAGGTTGCGATTAAAAAAATTACTCGTAGAATCAATAGAATCATTGAAAATATTAATTACACTCTTGAGAATGCCGAAGAACCAACATCTGATGATACAAACAAACAAGCAGCATCAGCTTCTTCATTTTTTGAAAAACTTAAAAGCTCGCTTGGAACTCCAACAAATAATAGTCTTCTTAGAAAATCACCTGCTGAAATAGAAAATTTAGGAAATTTGGCTGAATCTAAAGTCGAAGAATTCAAAAGAAATTTTGAACAAAATTATCCAGAAGCTGCTGCAAAACTAAAAAAAGAAGCCTTGTCTGATGCTGGCTCTCTCAAAGCAGAACTTCCCCTTACAACAGAAGGCATATTAGGAATGCTTGGTAAGGGCGCAGCCTTGATTGGAGGCGGATTATTGTGGGCGGCATGGAAAGTAATTAAATTCATCTTGCTCACAATACTCAAAGTGATCATAAAAATTGCCAAAAATATTTTTACTGCTCATGGCAAAGGTGTTCTTCCTTTTGTCACAATATGCTTTGCGATAATATTCCCTTGGCTGGGCTTCGTTAAGGAACCAATATTCCTCATCCCTGCTGGCATTTATTACATGGTAATGACAATTGGAGCTTTAATGAAAGTAGGCGAACACAAATAAAAATTAAATATCAATTCAAATTAATGATATTGTCCATCATTAATTTCCCACCAAATCTTGTTAATTTCAGTGTTGTTTCTTTTCTTCCAAGGTTTCTCAAGAGTGAAATGAAGAATGCAAACATCATTCTTCATTTCACGCCACTTATGAGGAGCGACATCATAAACTCTTCTGGTGAAGTTATAAATTGGTTTTAGTCTATGCCATCTATTTGCAAAATAATGATTAAGCAAGCCTTGATCAGATGGGTCTTTAGGTGTTTCAACTAAGTCTTTGGCCTCAAGCAATTCTTGATATACTTTTGAAGAAGGAGTTAGAACCATTACTCCCGAATTAAAATAATCACCTCTCCATCCAGCCCTCAAAGCTTTTCCTGTTTCCGTGGAGAATGTTGTTTGAAAACTAGAACCCGCTGCAAATTCATGCTCTAAGTCAAAAAGATGATCGACATTCTTGATGACAACCACATCAGCGTCAAAATAAATTATTTTTTCAAATTCTTGATTCCAAAGATGAATCTTATTGTAGCAATTATTGGCAAAATTTGGATTGTCTCGATAGTTCTGAGGCTTGCATGTTTTTGAACCAAGGTATTCAGTATCAATTACCTTACATCCGACAGATTGAAGCAAAGACTTATTTTCAGCCGAAATGTCAATTCCTATCACATGTAAATTGCTACTTCCAACATTGGAAAGTGACCTTGCAAGACAATAAGCTCCCGGTACATAATCATTACTGGCTACTGTGAAATAAGCGTTTTTCATAGTAAAGTTTTCTCGCCTTCAAGTTGCAGAAACAACTTCTGAATAAGCAATTATAAGAGTTTGTTTCATATTCAAAAGGAGCGGCAAATGACAGAAATTCAAATTTTGACAGTCATCATTTTTTTTAATTTAATTGCAGCTTATCTTTTAATCAAGACATGGAATTACCTTACAGAAAGTTAAATAAATCATGTAAAATATTTTTCTGTGGGTTTTTATATAAGCGGTAAAAATCAACAAATTCTTCATGAAAATTAAATTATTTCGTTAAAGATTTTGCCAAAAATATTACATCATCTTGATTGGAAGCAAATCTCCGAATCTTACGAGCAATCTTTCTTCAAAATCCTTCTTGTCTTGTATTCCTTCTGCGAGTATAGCGGCTCCATCAAGTTGAACTCCACCACCGGGTCCGGGTGGATTGGCGATTCTTGATCGTATTCTTCCAAGAATAATTTTAGCAAAAGCAAGAGCGCCTTCTTGCATAGCTTGTGTAACGAGTTGAAAATCCGGTTTTCTTTGAAGATATCTGACAACTACAGGATAAGTTCTATATGGAACTGGATACAACTTGACATGGCGATAACCACCTAAATATTCCCAACCACCTTGCTGTCCTGATATGCGGTTGTACATATCTTCATATTGTTTGTAAAGAATCCAGTCTCCCATCTTGCCCCACACAGGCTGTTGTGGGTTGATACCACCAGCGATTGAACCATAAGCTCCAGCACCCATGTATTCCAAAGGAATTACACCACCAAGGTCTGATGCCGAGAATGCGTAATTAGCAGTTTCTTTATAAGAAATTTGACGAATGAATCCTACATCTGCTGGCATTTCGTAAACACTTTGGCCGGGAACTGTATAAAAGCTGTAGTACTGGAAATACTCAGAAGGAGCATAATCCTCAAAAATCTGAAGAGCGAAATCTATGCTGTTTTCAAGTTGTTGATCGTCTAATTCCAAAGGAAGAACAGGAGCGCCGAGCATTGTAAGGACATAATCTTTAATTTGTTCTCTGACTTTTTCTCTATTTCTTCTAGCACCGATTGAAATTAAAGGATCAGTAGGTCCAAGACTTCCGCCTCCATTACAACCAGAACCGCATGATCCACAGGAAAGCTGATTGTATTGATCTTGGGTAGGCCTAGGTATGTAAATGTTATTATTCATGCTGCCCTGCTAAAAAAATGATCGATGTTATTTTATATATTATGAAGGTTGGATTTAACTAATATCCAAATCCCCAATATTATTGGTTGAAGAGCAAAAAGGAAATAAATGTTGAAGTCATTCAGAGATTATCTAAAAGTCGAGTACAAAAAATTACCCATTCTGATTGATTTTGATCGATTTGATGAAATGGCCCAGCAGAGACAGGTTGTTAGAAAGCCTGTCAATCTTGACGAGGATGATATTAATTTTTTGAATCAATTTGATTACAGCAAGTGGGGAGACGCAATACACCAAAGATACAATCTTCTTTTTGATGAAATTGATAGATTGCATAAGGTAAAACATGCGAGAGATTTTAAGGTGTTAATTGATGGAATCAAAAACTTTTTGAAAGATAGGTCTAAGGAAAATGTAGATTTCTTAAAGAGAATACAAGAACCATTTGACATGAGCCAAGATGAAATCGAAGAAATTGCAAACAGACAACCTTTGAGTGATATTGAAGAACTAAGCGATCATGAAATAGAAGCTTTGGCAGAAAAGTATGCTCAAGATCATTTTGATAATAAAAACGAAGATAATGTAGGCATCATTAATGATCCTGATTATCATGATTTTGTGTTTTCTGGAAAAACACGCATTCCAGTAGAGGGTTCTCCTGCACAAACTATTGGTTCAGGAAGAAGCGCAAAAATTACCGTTCAAGCAAAGCCATACATTTTAAGGCTTTATCATAAGTTGGAAAGAACTGAGGGTGAGGAACACCTTCATGGATCTGGATTAGAAGGTCTCAAAGCAAAATACGGTTATGAACTAAGCCATCCTGTTCGTGGAATTGGGGAAGACCCCCATGTTACAAGAGGCATGACATTCCCAACATTGAAACAATCAAGGGAAGTAGCCAAAAGGTTTATGGAACTAAATGCTCATCGCATGTTTGGCGAATATGGACCAGATGTCAAGTGGATGGATTCTGGTTTTGAAGATTCTTTTACAAGAGAAGAAGCAATTAGAAAGTATAAAAAAACTGTAAAAGAAAGGGAAGGTTGTCCATCAACAGGTTCAAAATTGGAATTGGGCCAATCAACTGACATAGATGCCGATCTTATTGAAAGAGAAGCAATTAAATGTTTAGTCGCCGACATGAAAGCTGGTAAAAAATTTAATGGACCTCCTTATCCTCCTGATCATCGAGATGGTTTACCTCTCACTATTGGCGTAAGAATCGTAAAGGGCGAGAGAAGAGAAGATGTTTTCGGACCTCCTCTTTATTTGCCTTTTAAGAAAAATGAAAAAGGCGAATGGAAACCAGTTGTCAAACCAGCACATTTTTACAGAAGGGTGCATGTTGGAGAAAGAATTCCTTTAGAAAGCAGAATAGGTCACAACAAGCAGTATGTAAGTATGAAGGATGTTAGTGATCCAACTGGGGAGGAGATCAGCAAAGATGCTGCTCTAAATATAAACCAAAATACGACAAAGAGATTGCGACTTATAAAAGCCACTCCAGAATACAAAGAAGCATACAAAAACATTATGCAAAGCCAGATTAGGGCCGAATTTACCTTTGATCGTTCGGGTGAGATAGTTGTAATGCCTAACAACAATGGTAAAATGTTTTATCGCATTTTGTTAGGTGTTGCTAAATGCATAAACAGCAAACATTGCGGCGGCAAGACAACCCACGAAATGTCCATCATGAAGAGAAATATTCCAGCCATTTATGATTTTGCTTATAAATATGTTGAAGATCAATTTGGAAGTGAAAAATTTTTTAGCAAAAAGACTAATCAGTTCTTAAGTGTTCCCCAGCTTCATCGTGCTGCTGAAAAATTAGCACACACAGCAACCAATTTACTTTCTCAAAAGCAACAAACTGTTGGAGGAGGAACAAGAAGAAGGAGAGCTAAATCAGAAGAAATGAGAAAGGAAAGAGAAGAGAGGCCTCTATTCCCAACAAGAATACAGTATACTGCAGATTATCTTAATTTCTCTTATGATCCTGAAAATTTTGGAAAATATTTGACTGATTTGCACAATTTGGAAGCAGAGGCTAGAGAAGAAGAATCCGTAGCAAACCAAATCAAAGCAAAAAGAACTGATACCATTATCGGTAAAAATGAACTCGGCACACTTCTGAGAAATACTATCAACAAAGAAAACGCCATTGTTGAAGATATATTACAGATACTTATAGCAGCAATAAGAAGTGTCAACAGACTATCTCCAGAAATATCAAGACAAAATGCAGAATCACAAATCAAGGAATGGGAAAAAGAACTTCTCACTCCCGCCGCAATGATTGATAGGATGAAAGATTTACCAGTAATCAAAAAAATGATGGAGGAGTCAAAATCTCAGATTAAAACCAGAGGTGTGGCAAACATGCCAAATATTATTGTTCAAAGAGAAATTAATGATGCAAAATCAGAATTGGATAATGATTTAACATCACATGATGCAGATAGTGCTTTCATTAAGGGAAAATATGGTCCTGCTTTTCCTCCTCCTTATGGTCCTCAGGAGCAGGAAAATCAATATGGCACATATGTTAGAAACATGGCTCAGGAATTGCAAAGCGATCCATCTTTGACTGGAGACGCAGAGGGATTTAACTATGTTTTGCAACAAGTTCAAAAATATATCAATCAAAGATTGGGAATAGGTGAAGTACAAACTCCACCAAAAGATCTCACTCCAACTCCAAATGCGAATTGGGTAAATTTAATGAACAAAGAGCAAAATCCTCAGAATTTGTTCGATATTGTATCTGATCCTAATTTTGCCAAAAATGCCATGGATAACATGACTGCAAAATTAAAGGGTAGAATTGATAAAATCAAAAATAAATTTACTCAGAATGATTATGAAAAGATGATGAAAATTTTAGATGATACTGGAAAAAGAGCGCAATCTGATGAAAAACTTGCTGGCGATTATAGAATAAGATTTAGGCCCAGAACATCAACTAAAGACGAGGATGAATAATGAGTTGGATGAACATGATGATGAACCCAAAAGTTCATAACTTAAAAAAAGCTTTGTTTGAAATTCTTAAAGAGAGATACGCTCAAAATGACAATATTATTGAGCGTGTTGGCGCTTCTCTTGTAACTGATTCTGACATGAAGGATTTTATGACATTAGTTACAAGCATATATGAAACAGCATATATGAAATGCGTAAATGATCATCGTGAGCAGTTAAAGAAGGCTGGATTGGTTGCAAATATAGTTGCCAATAATCAATTTTCAAAAGATGGCTGATAATCTGAAAGGATGCAGCTAAGAATCCAGCCATTTGCCTTTTGATCTTTCTTTTTAACTCTCCACCATCTTTTGTTGCCAGTTTTTGGGAAAAGGACTGATCCCAAATTAATTGTATTTGTGTCTGTCCATATTTCGTAGATTAGGTCATTTTCATTTAATAAAACTGCTTCAAAACTTGTTGGTTTTTCGTATTGGATTGTCTGGTATGTTTCTCCATATAGATCATCCGTTTTTGTTCTCAAGATTGCTGGAAGACAATGAACAAAAATCTTTTGGATTTCTGGTTTTGTTTCTTCTTCTATTCTTTGATTGTCGGGAGCGGTTATCACTTTCCTTTCAAATACTGGTTCTTCATTTTTTTCTTCTGGTTTAGTTTCCTTTAATTCATCAACAAAATTATCTTGAACTACCAAATCAGACTGAATTGGCGTTAATTCTGTTTTATCTTCGGCTATTTCTGCCGTCCACTTCATATTATGAAGAATGAATTTTTCATTTGCCCAAAGGCTTTGTTCTTTCATAGCGGGATTAGGCTTTTGTAGTTTATATGTGCTGCCATCTTTGTTTTTAAGAGCCATAAAATATAGTAGTGATGAAAAACTATGATTTTTTGAATCACACTCTATATAACTTTGACGCAAGACGAGGTTTTTATGGCTTTAGTTGTTCCTAATACTGGCGATGTGCTGATGTTGAAATATATAGTCAACCAATTAGCACAAGATGGCGGCTCTGGTCCTGTTGGGGGCCAAAGAGTTTTGCGTCTCTTTACCAACAATCTTGTTCCGTCAAAGTCAACAGTCATTGGTGACATAACGGAAACTGCCATTGCCGGTTATACTGCGGTAACCCTTGCGGGTACAAGCTGGACAGTTGCTACTTCTACGGCAGGAACTAATTCAGCAGTTTATAGTGAGCAGGCATTTAACTTTTCAACCGCAGCTACTATTTACGGTTATTACATTACTACAACAGAAATGAGTCCTAGCTTATTGTGGGTGGAAAGATTTTCCACGGCTCCGTTCACCTTACCAGCCGGTGGTGGCGAGATCGCAATTACCCCACGACTTACATTAGATTAAAATTACATTGAAAATTCTTACTATAAGAAACCTCAACATATTTTATGTTGAGGTTTTTTTATAAAATCTGATTAAAAATTAAATTTTTCAAGTAAATAAAACAAGAGGTAAATTATGATTACATTCGACTATTTGAATTTTATTTTGTCTGAGGCCAAGAAAAGTAAAGAATTTGTTGGGCCAAGAATGAGTGGCAGCTATGACAGATATTTTCTGCCATTTCATGCAGACATTGAATCAAAGTGGGAAAAATTTAATGATGAATATAAAAAAAGCTTTAATCCAAGCCTTACTCCTCCAGAGTCCACTGAGCGTATCTGGACAAGCGACGATGAGAGAGAACGCAGGCAAGGCGTGGCAGGCAAGAAGGTAAAACAAGCCCAGCCAAGAGGAAAAGGATCAGGCACAAAAGGAAAAGATTTAGAAGCTTCTTATGGAGTTAAGTTTAAGAACAAATTTAACAAATTAGTTGCCAATACTCTAGGATTTTTCAGCTTTGATGCTGAAGGTAAAAAAAATTATGCAGACATCAATTTTTACGGACAATTGATGGGAATTTGTTCAAGCCAAGCAAAGAGACTAAATTCAAGACTCAAGTTTGATGTGCCATTCATTTTCGGAGGTATGTCAACAAGACTATGGTCTACTGAGAGACAAGAAGTCAGTCGTGGAGTCGAAGGTGGCGCTGGTATTCTTAATCCAGAATCAGAACAAAACAAAGAAATCAAGTCAAAATGGATAGTATCCAAAGATTCTAGCGGTAGACAAGTAGGACATCTTGATCCAAAAGATTTTAATGATGTGGCTGATACGCTGAGGGCTAATGCAAGGAATGCCGCTAAAAACTTTATTGAAAACGAAGACTTAAGGTTTAGGAGAGAAAGTGGATATTCTCAGGACTCTAAGGGAAGGGATGTCGAACTTGATCCAAGTTCTAAGATAACCGGAGAAAGAGAATCGATTGGAAAAGTTGAATTGGCTCATAACATGTATGAGCTATTCAAAAAATACATCGACACAAGAGATGAAAAATTCTATGATGATGCCAAGAATCTTTGGGACAACATCAAGTCCAGAGAAAGATTAAAATTTAGGCATTCTGGGGAATGGCAGAGATTTATAGATGAAGTTAAAGGTTATCCAAAAAAAATAGCCAACGAAAAATTAGCTGAACTATCTCGTCTTGGAATGGGAGCGGGTACTGAATTCAAAACAGGATATGGATCAAGAAGAGCAGAAGTTGCCCATCGGGCTTTTATCGACAAAGTAAAGCGTAGGATGGAAAGTTATGTAAACTTTTATGAACTAATTTCTGATCCTAATTTTTATAATGAAGTCCAGAAAATGGCTATTGATAATTATGAAGAAATGAAAGTTCACAATTCTGGTCCAACAATTCGGTACAAATTCCTATCTAACGATAGGAACCCAATAAGTAATTATGTCAGAATAGATTTTGTGAATGCATTAATCAAAAAATATCCGATTTTCTCCCAAGTGGACTATTCTGAACCTTTGAATCTAATTAAGAACTTTGTTCAAGAATCGTTGAATGACTATGCAGCAGGTGCAAAAAAGCTGCCTAAAATGAGCGGTAACGCTTTGAGAGGATATAAGCAAATAATCGAAAAATTCAAAGAAGCAGGTGAAATTGCAGATATAGTTTTGAGCAAGGGGGAAGGACAAGAATTATCAGCTTCAGAATTAGTAAAGCGTTCTGTTGTTCTTGGCAAGCCAATGAAACTAGACAGGGCAACTGAGCTTGTAACCTTGATTGGAAAAATACAATCTCAGACTGAAATAAACGCAGAAGATTTGATTCCGGGTGACTTTGAAGTTCCAGAAAAACCATCTTATAAGCCACAAGTGGAAATCGATCCAGACTACGACACTCAATTTGCTGATATTCAGGCTAAGGCAAAAGAGGCCGAAGCCAAAGAGCAAGAAAAAATCAATAAACAATATAATGCTGATATGTATAAGCTTCGAGAACTTGAAGCGGAAGATAATGACAGAGAAGAAAATAAATATCAGCCCAGAATGTATGTCAAGGACAAAAACTTGCCTCTTAGTCAGCATGGAGATGATATTGATCTTGGTGGTGATGGTTATTTTGGCGACTTGAAAGGTTATGGAGTTCCTGTTGAACCATTGACAACTCTTCGCAAAAGGATCAAGGCTCTTGGTCATTTAATTGATTATAATCCAAGCGTTCAAGGTACATATATGTTTGCTGGAGGAGAAGATCCTCATAGTAATCGTCTCAATAAGATCAACTATCTTTGGTATAATTCATTCGAGCCAAGTTTTGGCAAACCGGGGCCAAAATTGAGATATTCCCCAACTGATCCCGAACTTGATCCGACTCGCCCCGGATATAAAATTGGCAGTGCTTTTGAAATGGAGCCACCAAAAATGTATCCGGGCCACACTGCTGGCTCCGTGCCTATAAAATCTACAGAAATTAGGCCAAAAAAAGTTGCTGGTATGGTTCGCAGATATGACGACATCATGAGAGATTTGCCTGATCCAGTTATGACAAAGCCGCCAACTACTTTGACTACTACAGTTACTCCTCCAAGAGGAAAATTTAGTTGGTCTGATGTTTCTTTGAGGCCGACTATGGCTGGTGATAAAACTACAGAGCCAATTTTTACTAAAGTAGGAGACTTAGGCAATCCCAAGTCTGATATGAAAAGTGTTAGTGGTTCTATGGGAGAAAGCAATCGCAATTGCTTGGGAAAATGGAAGCCTTTGCTTGAACACATCGTTGATTCAAAATTTCCTTGGATGAGGTAATTAATTTTCCTAGGAGGGAAATTGGCTCTTTGCAATCTTGATGGAACACCATATCAATTAAGAGGAAGTGTTCAAATGTTTGATCCTCTGGATCGAACATTTGACCTTTTCAATTTATGGGATCAGGAGGCAATAAAAAGAGGTGGATCGCCAATTTACTACTATGAAGTTGTAATCACACAAGACATGATTGACCCGATTTATTTGGAGGCTAGGAACAAATTATTTTCCAATAATCCTGTTGAACTTTGGTGTACATATGAGCCTATTCCATCTCAAAATCTTTTGAATCAGTTTGGAATTGATGCTCCAGATGAAATGAAGTTTGAATTGAATTATAGGGCTGTTTTGCAAAACCTAGGCCATCCTCCAAAAATTGGTTCAAGATTGTTTACTCCTCACCTTAGAGAAAACTGGGTTATTGTTCAGAGAAACCTAGGCGAATTCAAGATGTGGGGCGCTTTGAGAATAGAATTAATTTGTCAGAGATTTCAGGAAGATGTTGTTACAGGTGACGGCAAAGTCACTCAGAAACAACCGGATCTTAAAATTAAAATTGTATGAGGTGATATTATGAAGTCTTTTTATGAGTTTTATCTTCAGATTCAAAGAGAAAATGCCGCTGCTCCTGCCGCCGGTGCTGCCCCTGCTGCTGCTCCTGCCGCTGCCCCTGCTGCTGCCCCTGCTGCTGGTGCTGCTCCTGCTGCTGGTGCTGCCCCTGCTGCTGGTGCGGCTCCTGCGGCTCCTGCTGCTGCTGGCACAGCGAAGCCTGTTCCTCCACAAGACCCGGGAGTTGCTGCTTTCATAACTGCTGTTGGCAAAAACACAAAGGTTTATCAGGATGCATTGTCCCAAATTAAAGATCCTAAGTTGAAGCCAGCGGCAGATGCGATATCTGCTCTTCTTAATCCTCAAAAATAAATTCTTGTTTCTCGTACAAATTTGGCTTGTTAATTTTTATAAAATACCACAATGGCAATTTTGGTTTTTTGAATTGAGTGATGGGTTCTCCTGCGATATAAGGGACGAACCTATCACTTCTTTTCTTTATTTTGTATGATTTCATTTTTTTTCTTTGGGAAAAATAATTTCTTTTTGATAATCTTGCATTTTTCCATGTTTTGGTTTGAAACACTTTTTAAGAATGTGCGGATTCCTTCCTTGCCTTCTTTCGTGAATATATTATTCAATATCTTATATTTGTCATCAAAGTTATTTCCCTTGTAATCAAACCAACTATTCTTGACAAATTTTTTATTTAGTGTTTCTATGCCGTCCTCAAGTAATGCTCTGGCAGAGCTTTCTCCAGATGTCATTTCCCTGATTTCATATTGCATTTTTCTTGGAAGTATAATTATTTGTGCATATGGTTCATTTTTTCGGAAAATATATGTTTGTCCCGGCATCG